GTGGAAAGCTCATAGGTATCATACCTGATTCGGAAAAAATCATATTTAAAACACCTTTACATGATGAAATGGGTAACTTTTTTAAACTCAAAGATCATGGTAATGGTGGATTTGGTGAGAAGTTGTTTGTAAACCTCACTGACACCCCATATTATGCAGACGGACCTAAATCCGAACCTGTTGGATATAAAGATCTTTTGGTTACACATCTAGAAGAGTTAGGGTTTAAGTTACAATTTTGGGAGGGACTTCAGGGAAATCCAATCTCAGAATTGTATAGTAAATTTATCTTTGTATATACTAGATGATATCTTTTATTATATTAATAATAATCAATTTAATCGTATTTATTCTAATACGCGAACCACGCGTTTTTAAAGAAGTAAAAGAGAGATATCAAATTCTCAGAAGCCATCTCAAGAAAACGAGTAATGAAAAGTTTAAGGTACTCGTACGACCTATCCCCCTTACGGGTGTTAAGAAAATGTCTGGCACAGTTGGCTTTAATGTAAATAAGGGTGCTGATATAACCGTGTGTTTAGATGGAGATACAAATGAAATCATGCATGTACTTATCCATGAACTCGCCCATAGCACTGTACCCGAATGGGATCATTCATCTAATTTTTGGAAAAATTACACAGAATTAAGAGACATTTGTGAATCTATTGGTATTTACACCAAATTGCCAGATAAAACTAAATTTTGTGGTCAATATATTCAGGATAAATAATAATCTCTTAATACTATAAATGCAAACTCCTGTTACTGATCTTCTCTCGGCGATTTTTGCTTGGGTTGTATTCTATGCAGTAACCCAAGTTCCCAAACATTTCGACAATTATTACCTGAACCTCGTGTTCCTCACGGTTGTGATCCCAAATGCCGCTCGCGCCATTGTGGGTAGTTTCCCCCGTCTCGCGGTTGATCGATCTTTCTTTGCTATGTCGTCCCTTTTCGCGCTTATAGTCGTATTCGCGATAAACGAAATGTGGAAGCGGTCTAAGGATACAGTCAAGAATTTTCATAAGAGCGATAAAACGAAGCATCTGGAATTAAGTGCAGTTTTAGTAACTGCTTTTACAGCTGGTGCTTTGGCTACATACTTCAGTGGTATAGATGACAGTATTTATAACAATATGATGCCAGTGGCTTAAACCCTAACAATGTAGGTTTTAGCAATAAAGAAAATTAAGGCGGCGATCACACCAGTCGATGCCAAACCAACCACACTTCTACCCCCTTGTTCGTTAAGGAATTTGGGGATAGAGGTCGCAAGACGGTCCTGAATAGGTTTGCTGACAGCAATAGCGGCAGCTACAGCCACAATGGCGGTGATAAGTTGATCGTCTGTCATATTTAAAGGGTTCTTACTATCGGGAGCTTCTTTGACCCTGTTTTGGTGAGTGTTACTGGGAGGATAGGCACCTTGTGGTTGAGCGGCAACCATTTGTGGCATGACACCCTGTACTCTGGGGTCTTCGCTCATTCCGGGTGGATCCATCATAATATCGTTAATAGGTGTAGAATCCATAGTGTCTTTATTTATACTTATATTTTTTTCTAGTTGTTTAAACGCTGTGGAAGGTCGGTTATTCTCATGTAAAGGTATCATACCTTCACCGTCATCGAATAGATTCATGGTAGAAACGTCGTTAGAAGCCATATAATATAGTCATATGTTTTCTATTATAACACGTGACGCAGTTATTTACGTTTAGTAATTGTCAGTTTCGTTTTTTTGGTCGTCTGTTTTGCATCTTGATCAAGCTGGGTGACATGTTTAGGATCATACATTTTTTTATGCATGTTCCACAACTGTGGACTACCTACCCTAAAATTTTTTCGAACTGATGCTTTGTACCAAAATACACAATCTTGTATCTTATTTGACTTCACTGTATTGTCTAATACGAGACACTCGTAATTTTCTGTACACGCGTCCATTACTTTACAAAACATATCAAATGATGGAAAGATACCAAAAAAAGATTTGTATAACTTTTCTCTATTCTGAATAATATTTTCACGAAGAATAAAAACATAATCGACATTAGCTCGAAGTGCTGGAGGGAGATCCATGACGTATTGCATTGTTAGCATAAAGAAAATCTTCCAATGACGACCATTCATAAAGCATTGACGAATACATGTATCTTTTAAAAATTTGTTATCATACATACAATCGTCCAGTAACATGAATGCTCCACAATTCGAACGCCCTGCTCCTACAAGCTTGCGTTGTCTAGACATTACTCGTTCAATAGCATCTCTGTCATAATCACCGTAAATGAACAAGTCTGGAATGAAATCCGAATAAAAATGGTTCCCTTCTTCTGTACCAGAAAGTACAATTCCAGCCGGAAGATGTTTTTTATGATACATTATATCTTTTACAAGAGTTGATTTACCTGTATTGCGTTTCCCTATAAACACACAAACCCGATCATCTGTGATCGTCTCCGGTTTGAATTTCTTCAACTGAAGGTTCATCTACTGTAAGATTTCGTTTTATTTAGCACAATTTTACTCATTCCCTGATGAAACGCGTGTAAAATTTCGAATCTCTTTTTACTTTTAAATAATAAATATGAATATGCAATCAGGTTTTGGTGTAGATGGGAATAAGATGATGGAGCAATATATCGAAACGATGACTAATATTCTTCTCCCTGTGATTGAAAATGCTACGCTACTCGCAGCTGAATATTCAAAGGCTTGTGGAAGGGATACACTTCTTCCAGAAGACGTTGAATATGCAACTAAATACTGTGTTATGTACACGGTTGGAAATATGATAGGTCCCTCATTTCCGGAGATTTATGATGAAATAGACTCAGATTACTCAGATGATGAATTGGAAGATGTAGCACCCGAAGACTGTCCTCCATTTGAGAGATACTCAGGTACAGATGGTAAATTTATCCAGGTCAATGATGCGTATGATCGCTGGGATGACTGGATTCCCCAAAATCCGTCAGAAATCATGTTAAAAAATGCTGTTAATAGTAATGAGCAGATGGGAGCCTGATGGTTGGAATTTTGATGATTCAGGTGTAAAACTTCATATATATAGTGATGATGATTCAGATAGTAGTTCAAGTGGAGAGATATCAGGAGATGATCAACTCTTTACTAATTGTATAAATAATAAACAAATGAAATATAAAAAAATTGAGAAAGAAATCTTATTACCGGAGTAAATAAATTTCCTAACATATAGTATATTACTCACAATGAAGGCGGCTATGCAAACTGTTACCCTTGTTACTCAGGAACTTGAGACCCAATCCCTGAATGCGATTGTCGCTGGCTTTTCTTTCGCCGCTGCTATGTCTTGGATGGATGTCGTTCGATTCATTATTAACCAGGTCATTAAGGTCCCCAAGAACGGTGGTGCCCAATATGGCCTTACCGCTATACTCACTACATTGTTGTCCATCGCGGTATACATGATGATCTCTACTGTATCCTCTCGTGTATCTAAGCCTGCTCAACCAGTGTACGCTATTTCTCGCTAATCGGTTTTCCTTTCATTAGGAAGATAAGCATCATACCTATAAATAGAATGATGCCAATATAAATATACACCTCTTGGTTATAAAGAATCTCCTTAGTTGGATTCTTTATTTTCTTCGTGCTTTCCTTTTTAGTAACTGTATCTATTGGAACTTTGGTTAAACCTTCAAGTTTATCAGTTGAACCTTTTATCTCAAATTTCAAGACATGTGATTGACTACTAAATTGATATGGTGTGAGAACACCGTTATTCATATACAAAAATTCAATTCCAATATCTTTTATCATCTTTTGTGGTCCTGAATGAAATCGATGTACGACTGGGTCATCAAAACCATTGAATGATATTGTACTACCACCATTAAGAAGAATATGACCAGTATAATGTGGTGTCCCCTTCTGGGAACTCTGTCCAGATGAGTCTGTCGGTGTTCCAACGTATACCGATTGATTGAGTTCATCAGAACCAGAAGATAATCTCAGAATTAAAGAATTTGGTGCAGGGGATTGTGGTGTTGGGATACGTGCAGAAACAAGTCGTATTTCTTCAACCTGGTATATTGGATTTTCTAATTTAATCACATAATCATTTTCATTAGGATATGCAGTCGCATCGCGCTGATTACTATCAATAGAGAGGTTATGTACCTTCATTAAAATAGGGGGATACTATTTTAATGGATGTTTTCAACAATATATATACAATTGATTAACGATAAAGTGCGTGTGCAAGTGGGTTATTTTCTAATTGTTTCGCAGCAATATCAAGACGCTTTGTGTTTGGATTCTCATTACCCTTGTATGAATTAAATTGGTGGAATTGTTTATTCTGATACTGTTGTGTCCACCCACCATTGGCACCATTCGTGCGTCCGTCAATGCGGGTAGTATCACTCCTGACTGATGTCAGAGCACCACCCTGTTTAAGAGCGCTTTCACGAACATTCATACGACCAGCATTACCGATGCGGTTAGGTTTACCACGACGATCTTCTGGGCGGAAACCATATTTCATCAACTCCTCATTCGTTTTATTTACAACCTTATTCGCCACGTTCGTTGCGTATGCACCATGAAAGCTGTGAATACCTGGTGCGGGTTGGTTATTGTATTGGTATTGTTCATCATTGCGATCCGCCTTGAATCGAGTAGGATCTTGTGCCAATGTCTGTCCCGACACCAAACGTTTCGCACCATTGTATCCTAGACCATCATTTCTCATTCCAGTTTCAGAACGATTAGTAGTTCTCTTCGTTCGTTCATGTTCATTTCGGGGTACGACACCCGTCATTCCCTGTGCTCTACCAGGCACAGTAGGTAAGCGAGATGGGAGGAAAGTTGTTGTTTCAGGTTTGTTATGAGTAAGTTGACCAACCTTAGCTGATCGACCACCTGTGATATCAGCGGCAGGACCAGAACGTCCTGGTAAAGTAGTAAGCCTATATTCACCAACATTGACCGGGTTGACCCTAAACATTTGCTGGTATCCACCGGCAGCAGGAACACTTGCATTCACACCCAAACCTGGACCAACCAATTGTTTTTCTACTGGGGAAAGATTGTTCATGCGCCCATGATCAAACATACGATTCCTCATATTAAGAATTTCCTGTCCACTACTCCGTTGTTGACGACTTATATCAGCGAAACTTTCCATTTCCACTTTACCAGGTTTGGTAAATCGTGAACCATCATCAACCTCCTTTGAACTGGGTGCCATCGCACCCATACCGTCGTTATTGTTTGATACGGGTTTAGTTTCTGGTTTATATTTTTCAGTCTTAGATAATGTCCTTCCGGCATATACAAGACCTGCCACAGCTAACAGTGAAATAGGATCAGCCATTCTTATTTCTTACTGACATTTTTATTAACATACCTTTTTTGAAACAGTCCATTTTGGACATCTGCACGAGTACTGGCAGGTTCATATTTAATCGTACGCAAAGGAACTTTACATTCCATGTTGTTTAGGGGGAATAGATTGCGTTCATGTGTTTTAACAATCGTTTTATTGAAACGGGTAGTCGATTGAGGCCTGAGTTGATCACTCGTCTCAATGAAGTGCGCTGGTGCACCTTTACCAGCCATATAAGGTGCCGTACCATATAACATTGTGTTAGGACGCGACCCATTATTTAAGTGGCTGGGCTGAGGGTAAACAAAAACTTCTTCAGTAGCTCGGACGGTAGGGAGAGCACCTTTATTCTCGACAATGAAGAGACCAGGTTGAAGCTGATATGCCATTTATTATTACACGAGAATATAATCTAACTATACGTTCCTCCCCCGCCTCTTACACTACCTCCACCTCGTAATCCTCTAACATCTCCATCATTTCCAATTCCTGCGAATGCCTCGAGTTGAACACCTCTCGCGTTGGGGTTACAATGTTTGCCATCACTTTTACACATTGGAGCATTCTTGGGTCCATATAACCATTCTGCAAATTTCGTCTGATCGCCTGGAATTTTTGATACCGGGGTACTGACAAATTGGCGTTCAAATGCATTCTTTTTATGTACCGGGAGTGAAGACTTGGATCTACCCATATCAAATGTGAGTTGGTCACTACTATATTTTTGAATCATTGGTTGAGCTGTTGCGTAATAACAGGCCTCAAGGCGATTAGGTGCGTCAGTATAATCCGTCATTAATACATTCCCAAGTGGGTTTTCTTTTGTTGGTTTTTGACAAACCTGGTATTTTTCTTTAGTATCATAGGGTTCTTTGATAAGTTTAGCTTTATACATTACGTATATAACAGATAACATAGTTGCACCAAGAACAAGCATACGAGGATCGCGACGAATCAAGAACAAAATACCTGAAGCATAAATGATAAATCGAGATGCCGCATTGATTCTTTCTTCTGGTGTCTGTTTACTTGTCGGCCAGAAGTCTAGAAAATTTTTATTTTTGACGAGTTGTTTAGGATCTTCGAACCAAACTTTCATTTAATATAGATGAGGTTTATTTTTGGGGGAGGTTGCCAAGCATTCCAGTCATACTTCCCATCATTTTCATGAGAGC